CTATAACAAAAGAAAATATTCCACCTGAATTAATAGAGGATTTTTTAACCAAGTTCCCTGAATATAGTTACATATTTGAAGGAGCATCTGGCGGTAGAGCAGGTTATATGGGTGGTGGTATAACGGGAATCCGTAAACCAAGTGCAATAGCACCAACTGGAGGACCCATGTCTCAAGGGTTGCGTTCCTTATATAATAATGTTAGAAAACGCTAGGAGTATAAATGGCAGAAATAGATAAATCACTCCCGAATGTTCGACACGAGATAAAAGTACCTGGCGCACAAGCACCCACAGATGTCGACATTACGGAAGAACAACAAAGACAACCTGTAGAAGTAACACCTGATGAAGAAGGTGGTGCTACAGTAAATTTTGAACCGCGAGCCGTGAACCAGGCTCAGTCAAACACGCACTTTGATAATCTAGCCGATATTTTACCAGAAACAGTTTTAGATCCCGTTGGAATTCAACTTAGACAAAATTATACAGATTATAAAATGTCTAGAAAAGACTGGGAAAATTCGTACGTTAATGGTTTAGATCTTTTAGGTTTTAAATACGATAACCGTAATGAACCTTTCCAAGGAGCAAGTGGAGCTACTCACCCCGTTTTAGCTGAAGCTGTGACACAGTTTCAAGCACTTGCTTATAAAGAATTACTTCCTGCAGATGGACCCGTTAGAACTCAAGTCATTGGAATATCCAATCCTGCAACAGAAGCTCAATCACAAAGAGTTAAAGATTTCATGAATTATCAACTCATGGATCAAATGAAGGAATATGAACCCGAATTTGATCAAATGCTATTTCATCTACCACTAAGTGGTTCTACTTTTAAAAAAGTATATTATGATGATTTATTAGGACGAGCTGTTTCAAAGTTCATCCCAGCAGACGACCTCGTAGTTCCGTATACGGCTACCTCATTAGACGATGCGGAAGCGGTGGTCCATGTTGTAAAAATATCAGAAAATGATTTAAGAAAACAGCAAGTTGCTGGTTTCTATTCTGATATTGAATTAACAAAACCTGTCAATGTAGATGCAGACAAGGTTGTTGATAAAAAAAGAGAATTAGAAGGAACCACTACATCAACAAGAACAGAAAGCGTGTACAATTTATTAGAGTGTCACGTGAATCTAGATTTAGAAGGTTTCGAAGATGTTGGTCAAGACGGTGAACCAACAGGAATAAAATTGCCTTACGTCGTTACAGTCGAAGAAGGTAGTCAAAAAGTTTTGTCAATCAGACGAAACTTTGCGCCCAATGATCCACTAAAAAATAAAGTCCAATATTTTGTCCACTTCAAGTTTCTGCCAGGACTAGGATTTTATGGATTTGGACTCATTCATATGATTGGCGGTTTGAGTAGAACAGCAACGTCTGCTCTCCGTCAATTATTAGACGCGGGAACTTTATCTAATTTACCAGCAGGATTTAAACAACGTGGTGTCAGAGTTAAAGATGACGCTACACCGATACAACCAGGAGAATTCAAAGATGTGGATACACCTGGTGGTAATCTAAAAGATGCATTTGTATTTTTACCATACAAGGAACCTTCAGCTACATTATTGCAGTTGATGGGAATTGTAGTTCAAGCAGGACAAAGATTCGCGTCCATTGCTGACATGCAGGTCGGGGACGGGAACCAAGGCGCAGCCGTTGGTACGACCGTGGCTCTTTTAGAACGGGGTTCAAGAGTAATGTCAGCAATCCATAAACGATTGTATGTAGCTCTAAAACAAGAATTTAAATTACTAGCAAAAGTATTTGCTCAGTATCTACCACCTGAATATCCATACGATGTTGTGGGTGGACAAAGAAATATTAAAGTAACAGACTTTGATGAAAGAGTAGATGTTCTGCCAGTAGCGGATCCAAACATTTTTTCAATGTCACAAAGATTAACATTGGCACAAACAGGTTTACAACTCGCAATGTCTAATCCACAAATGCACAATTTATATATGGCATTTAGAAAAATGTACGAAGCGTTAGGAATAAAAGATATTGATAGAATTTTACCGCCACCGGCACCTAATGCTCCTAAAGACCCATCGTTAGAACACATCGATGCATTAGGAGGAAAACCTTTTCAAGCATTTCCAGGACAAGATCATAGAGCACACGTTACAGCTCACTTAAATTTTATGTCAACTAACATGGTTAGAAATAATCCAGCGGTTATGGCTTCATTGCAGAAAAATATACTAGAGCACATTAGTTTAATGGCTCAAGAACAAGTACAATTAGAGTTCAGAGAACAACTTCAACAGTTACAAATAATGCAACAGCAAGCTGCACAGAATCCGCAGTTGCAACAACAGGTGCAACAAATCACTCAAACTATTGAAGCACGAAAAGCTGTACTGATTGCAGAAATGACTGAAGACTTTATGAAGGAAGAAAAGAAAATTACTTCACAATTCGATCATGATCCACTTTTAAAACTTAAATCTAGAGAAGTTGATTTAAGAGCAATGGAAAATGAACGTAAGCAACAAGAAATGCAGAAAAAAACTGAAATTGATCAAGCTAAATTAGTTCAAAATAGAGATATTACGGATGATAAGCTTGAACAAGATGAAGAATTAGCAGAATTAAGAGCTGATACTTCAATTGAGAAGCAAGAAATGGCAAATGAGAACAGATTGACAGTTGCAAGAATGAAACCTAAGGGAGGCAATGGTGCCGCTAACCGATAAGGGTAAAAAAATTAAAAAAGCGATGAAAAAACAGTATGGTAAGAAAAAAGGAGAAAAAATTTTCTATGCATCTGCCAATAAAGGCACTATAACAAACATAGATAAAAAAAGGAGCACATAATGGCGTGGAATTATAAAACAGGTGGAAAAGAATTCAAGATTCCTGAGCAAAAAAAGATAGTTGATCCTAGATCTGAAACTAGTATCAGGGGAAAAAACTATATTGCTACAGGTGATAAAAACTCTGTTCCAGCAAAACAGAAAAAACCATATAAAGTAACTTGGTACTAATATGGCATTTCCAATTTTTGGTGCGCTTAAGCTTGCTTTAAACGCTGGCACGCACATATACAAAAAGCGCCAAGAGACAAAGATGGCTATGGCGGATGCACAGCACATGCATGCAACTAAGATGGCCCGAGGCGAGGAAGCTTACCAGGGAAAATTGTTAGAAGCTCGTCAAAACGACTACAAGGACGAGGTCGTTTTAGCGATTCGCACACTGCCCATTTTGGTGCTTGCCTGGGGAGTCTGGTCGGACGATCCGGCGGCGATGGAGAAGATAAAAATGTTCTTCGAGCATTTTTCGGCGCTTCCCTCGTGGTTTACAAATTTATGGATACTTGTATGCGCCAGCATATTTGGTATAAAGGGAACACAAATATTTAGAAATGGTAAAAATAAAAAATAGGAGGAAACTATGAGAAATGACTATGGAAATAAACCTAGAAAAAAACTTGCTGGTGGTAAAAGAGTTGGCAAGCAATTTGGCGGTGGATTACCTATTCGACCAAATGTAGCTGCTAGTCCAATGGGCGTGGCTGCTCCAGTTGCTAGTCCAATGGGTGTAACTGCTCCAGGACGAAGATTTGGTATGAAGCGTGGTAAAAGCGTCAAAAAATAAAACAGAAAAGATTGAGAAAAAAGAAGGTGATACAAAGGTTGTATTTCCTAAAAAAGAAAAATATATTGGATCGCATATCAGAAGCAAATTAGGCGATGAATATGCATCTAATGAAAGTTACGAGAAATATTATAAAGACTTAATTTAATGAATCTAGAAAATGTAATTTATAAATTACAAAAAACATTAGAAAGAAGAATACAGGCATTGGCAATCTCGGTAACGTCCGGAGGGGTTGACAATATGGAGACATATAAGTATATTATCGGACAAATTAATGCACTGGAATCAGTGCGACAGGAACTCTCTAACCTGCTAAATGAGAAGGAGCAAAATGACGGAACAATCGTCGACATCAAAGACGGAAAACCCAAAGCATAAACATGCTTTAGCGGAAAAGTATAAAGAAGAAACAGAAAAATTACCAAAACCTACAGGTTGGAGAATTTTAGTTTTGCCATTCAGAATGGGTGAAAAAACTAAAGGTGGAATTCTCATGGGACAAGAAACAATAGACAAACAACAGGTTGCATCACAATGCGGCAACGTATTGGCGATGGGATCACAATGTTATAAGGATAAAGAAAGATATCCAGACGGTCCATGGTGCAAGGTTGATGATTGGGTAATATTTGCGCGTTACGCAGGGTCACGCATACAAATAGAAGGTGGGGAAATTAGGTTGTTGAATGAAGATGAAATTTTAGCAACTGTTAAGAACCCAGAAGACATCCTGCATAAATTTTAACATAGGAAGGAAACTATGCCAGAAGAAAATAAGATAAAGAAAGAAGATCCAAAGGTTGATCTAGACACTTCAGGTCCTGAAGTGGATGTAGCCATTCCTGAGGAAAAAACGGAAGAAATAGTAGAAACCAAGGAAGAAGTAAAAGAAGAACCAGTAAAAGAAGAATCAGTAAAAGAAGAACCAAAAGAAGAAGATACTAAACTTGAAGAATACAGTAAAGGTGTTCAATCACGTATTTCTAAACTCACAAGAAAAATGAGAGAAGCAGAACGTAGAGAAGGTGCTGCTGTTGAATATGCTCAAGCTTTAGAACATCAAAGAAGACAAGATCAGTCTCGATTCCAAAAAATGGATACTGATTACTGGTCTAGATTTGAGAAGAACGTTAAAACTGGAATGGAGTCTGCCCAAAAGGAATTGGCAAGTGCCATTGAATCAGGGAACGCGGAAGCTCAAGTCGAAGCTAATAAACGGATTGCTACATTAGCATTTGATAATGCTAAATTGGAGCAAGCCAAAGAATATAAACCTGTTGCACAGGAACCACCTGTACAACTTTCAGACGGTGGAAGATTACCACAGCAAACACCACAGGAACTTCCTGATCCCGATCCTAAAGCGGAAGATTGGGCTAGTAAAAACACATGGTTTGGCAAAGATAGAGCCATGACTTTTACTGCCTTTGAAATCCATAAGGATCTTGTAAATGAAGGATTTGATCCTAAATCGGATAGTTATTATTCTGAAGTTAATAAAAGAATAAAAGTTGACTTCCCGCATAAATTTGCTATAGGTGGTGATGTAGAGCAAACGTCCAAAACCAAACAGTCGGTGGCTTCAGCTCAGAGAAGCGTAAGACCTGGACGCAAAACTGTGAGACTCACATCTTCACAGGTAGCAATAGCTAAAAAATTAGGTGTGCCACTCGAAGAATATGCGAAACAAATAAAACAAATCACGGAAGGAGCATAATATGAAAAAAGAAAATACAAAAACTTCACGTGCGAGTCAAACACGGCAAGAAA